GTTTTGCTCTAAAATTGGGTTTCTGCCGATAAATTCAATTCTACAGATACACTCATCTTGGTATTTACACTCCCAACAGTAGCACGCGCCAGAAGCGTGCACTGGGTCGATGGTTGGCGCAGTTTCGACCTCACTAATCGCCGTTGCAATTCCGCTCAGAAATTCTGATTTATCATAGTTCGCGCATGGGTTTATCCACTTATCCAACTCTTCCAGCAGCGCCTTTCGGCTTATCAAATCGTCCACGGTCTATTCCTCCCACATGTCCATCTGGCCCTTAATATTTCCGGTCGGGTCATCCTCCCACTCTACGCCGATATAGTCCAACACACGTCCCCAACCGTATTTTTCACCGGTAACGGCATCTGTGACACAGTTGTACATCCAGAACTCCCATTCAGCAGGATTGCTTTCTCTTAGCCGGTCAAAGCGATGGGGCCGTTTCTCAAGGTGGATACCAAATCCGCACATGTTACATCCTGTGCGTTGGGCCTTTGTCGTCCTCAAAGCTCCGTCCGGGTCTCGTACGATTTCTCCGTAAATTTCGGGTACCGGGACGTGGAGTTCAAGCGCAAGCTGCAACAAATCATTGCGGCTGAATATGGCAAAAGGCGCGCTTCTGGTAGCGCTCGGGCTGTAATAATTGCAACCGTTCATTGCGAGGCTTTTTGCACGCCGACCACCTTCACTGGCCATCAGTCCCAGATAAGGGTGACTATGGTGTGCTTTGGCCCATAAATCGCAAGGCCTCTCTTTGAGGTAATAGCAGCATCTATCACTGACTTTGAATGGCGCGGCAGAATAACCCAATTCCGCCCCCTCTGCATCTGCTCCGCCGAATTTGTCAAGCCACTTTTGGCTCATACGCATACGGCTCCCGGTTCGGTTCCCTCCATATGCACCTGTTTCACCTGTAATAATGGCATGTCGAACCGTTCTGTTTTTCTCACTGGGATTTTGCAACAGCTTAATTTTTCCCGCGATCTCTTTCGACAGTACCGGGAACCCGCATTCATTCAACACCTCTACCTTGCTTTTCAACGGCTTTAAAGTTTCCACCCCAAGTTGTCGGTGGATTGCCTGAATGCTCTTGTCCTCCAAAGAAGACACCGAAATTGCCGGAACATCAAGATGGCAGACTTTCCGCAGGAACATCAACAAAGTGATGCTGTCAAGTCCCCCCACCGATACGTGGACATTTTCTCCACGTGTGCCCACAATCTCGTTGTAAAATTCAATTGCCCGTACTTTTGCATGTATGACCTTTGCTTCATACGGTAACGACTGCTTTTGCATAAAGACCGCACGGTTAAAATCTGCATTTTTTTCTTGCATGATGTCATATACTGTTTTCACCTATTTTATCTCCCATCACATCGGCTCTACGCCCATCTTTTCATAGCTCATCCTCGATATCGGCTACGTCTACACCAGCTTCACGCAAATCTCTCAGCATCGCAAAATCCGCGCAGTTGTCAGCCCGCAGCTCACCGTATTTCTCGCATACCTGCGGCATCTCGGATTGGATTCGCTCGATATCCTCAGCAGTAAATCCGGCATTGAGCGCTGCGCACATCCACAGATACTGTGCACGCCTGGCAACGTCATCCAACTGCTTTTCAATCACCCGTTTTGCAGCATAGGCGGCTGCCTGCCGCTCTTTTACAGATAGGCATTTATCCCTGTATCTTGCGTTCACACGTCATCCATCCTTATTTGTCTTGCTTTCAACTTTTCTTTTACTTCGCTGCCCAACAGCGTTTTATCGCCAGTCATAGCCGCAATGCATGTGCAGGCTAGTGGAAACAGCACGTCAATTCCTTCTCCGCTTTCCAGCGCCTTATGCAGCCGAATGCGAAACTCGTTCGATACCTTTAATCCAGTCTGCCATTCATCTCGCAGCATGTCACGGGTATGTTCTGTACTGACGGCTCGCTCAAATGCATTCCGAAGCCGTACCTTTTCATCATGCGCCGCTTGCACATTCACAACGCCTCGTCTATAATCTTCATATAGGTGTCTGAGCGCAAAATAACACATCTGTTCATGCAGAGGCGCGTTATCCGGCATCGGTTCAAATTTCAACACGGAATGTTCAATTTGCTTAAAATCCATTGTTTTTTCCTCAGTCATCGTAACCACTCGTATCCACCTTGTAACCACCCCACTGGTTACGTGTTTTTTGGCTTTGCAAAGCCATTTTTCAAGGTATGTAACCACTGTAACCACTATTTGTGGAAACTCCTATACGCGCGAACACACACAACCCATTTTTTACCAGCATATATGTTTCATACGTGATATGTATATCAAAACAGTGGTTACACTGGTTACAGTGGTTACAAGGTCTGATTTTTGGCTCTGTTGAGCCATTTTTTTGTAACGCAAAACGTAACCAGTAGAAGTTTGAGTGGTTACAAATCAGTCCGGAATGTAGTCCAAAGGCTCAAAATCGTCATTTTCAAGCTGCGGGAGCCTCAAAACCACACATCTGGTGGGGATGTTGTTGATTCTGACAGTCTTCGTCAGATGCGGTTTGCTCGTTTGCAGGTAGTTGTTCTGCGCGAGCCAGCTCAACAGCGCCTGCGCGTTGTATCCTCCGTCTGCGCATATCGAATCAAATACCTTCCGTATCACGATCGCCGTATCATCGTCCTCCAGCCGTCCCCAAACATCGCTCACCGGGGCATCTCCGCCAAGGAACTTGTTCGCATTTTGGCTGATCGTTTCGCATAAATACTGATATCCGCGCTCATGCGCTGAAACGCTTGCCTTGGTTCGCAGAAATTCGCTGATTTCACCGGCTGTGAGCGCGCGGCCATCTTTAAAAATCCACTCTGTTGCAAGATTGTCGGCTGTAAGCACAAGCGCCGCAGCCATAGCCTGCTTTTCCGTGGTATCTCCCTCGCCAAGCTGTACGCTGTACCGTTTAAACAGATCGGCAGCGCGCTCCATTGCACCGTCCTGTTGTAAGTGCTCAACAAATGCACGCCCCGCAAAGCCGTAGTTTTTACGAACGGTATCTGCAACGCCGCGCGGGTCTTCAAACAGTTTTTCCCGGCATTCTATTTCGATGATACGGTTCACCGCACCGCCGCCGCTGCCAGCGCCCGTAATGGGCATTTCTCCGCTTGTAAGGATGCAGTTTGCCCAGGTAGGTGTTTTATCCACCCCTCCGCTTTTCGTGCCTCTGGTGCGCCCTGCCCCCTCCGAGAGCATATAGATGTCTTTATCGAACTCCCGCTTGTCCTTTACGATCTGCAGCTCGTCCAGTATCAGAGGCAGACTGTTTACAAACGCCGCAGATTTTTCCCGGCCAACCGCAGTGCTGTTGAATGTGTGGATGAAACGCCCGATTTCAGGGTTTGCCCATACGCTGGCCGCCAGCATAAGGCCCACGGTCTTGCCGGATTCCGTGCCTCCCCAAAGGTGTACGAAGAACGGCAGACCGCCCAGCGGCTTTACAAGCACAGACGCAAACGCTGATGCAAGGATAACGCGGGCAAATACACTCTTCTGCCGGATGCCGCGTGCCATGCCGAGCCATTTTTCCATGCTGCCGCGTTTTTTCACGCTCTCAAAAAATGTTCGAAAATTTGCGTCTCCGTCAAATACAAGTTCTTCCACGTAGGGAGAAAAACCCTCATCCTCAATCCATCCCAGGCGGCTCACACTGTTTTTTTCAGGGATCCGCTCATAGTTCAAAGATTCGAGGTCATAGAAATACTGTACCAGGTGCTTTGCGCTTTCAGACGTCACAGCGACGCCCACGTTTGCAAGCTCCAATATCTTATTTGCGCTCGCCAACACGCCTTTTTCAGCTATGACTTTGCGCCATTGCTTGCCCTTTCGATAGGCAATCTGAAGCTTCTCTGCGCCCGTGTCGATGTTTACGAGCCGCAGCACCGGCATGATCGGATGATTGCACGCTTCAATATCCGAACCATATGGACCATCCGTTCTTATCCCAAATTCATCCGCCACCCAGCGGCCGGAATCCAGTTCCATTTCCTGTCCATCAAATTGCGTGACATTCGGCACCATGATCTCTTTGTTTTTGATGCGCAGGCTGTCTATGTATGCCTTATAGAGTTTTTTGAAGCCGTTCACGCCGACCGATTTTGCCCAAATCGTCATCTGTTCCAACGCACGGTCATGTACAAACGGGTCTGCCTTGTGCGCATAAACATCCTCAAACGGCTTCGTTCCTTTTAAAAAATCGTCCTTTGTATAGGGCGATATCGTCATTTCCTGTGATATTCAAATCACCTCCAAGGGTGGCCTTGCAGCCACTCCCATTCGTCTTCACAACCACGCATAGCGGCAATATAGCTTGGATACATTGTTTCACTGCCCAAGAGCGGGCGGAAGTCTTTCTCCGCTTCCTCACAGGCTCTATACCGCAGCATATGGCTGTCCCACTCTTTCCTGTATGCCTCCAGCTCTTCCAGTTCTTTTGCACGCTGTGCGCGGCGCTGAACGGCCATGGCGCGGGTATCAGTCTTTTCATCATCTGTAAACCCGAAATCCGCGCCAAGCCGTATGACCGCCTGTGAAAAGCTGAGTTCAAACAGCTTCATCACGAAACTGATCACGTCGCCCCCGGCGCCGCATCCGAAGCATTTCCAGCGTTTGTCATTCGCGTATGTGCCAAGGCTCGCGGTTTTCTCGCTGTGGAAAGGACATACGATAAAGCCTGCACGATTCTGTTCAAAGCCATACTTGGCGAAGATATCCCGCATCGTAAGGCTGCCTTTGATAATGTCCACCGCACGCCCCATCAGAATGCCTCGCTTTCCAAAAGCTCCTTTGCTTCCCGGTACAGCACCTCACGTATCAACGGCCCGCTCAGCTTCGGCTCGCAGAAAAGCAGCTGGCAGTTGTACCGCGCCAGCCACGCCGTCATACTTGCTATCAGCGCCTGCGGCGTCATTCTCGTGCGAAATTCACCGTCCCATGCCTGTTCCCACGAGCCGTTTTCCACAAGCAGATAGATTTTCGCGCCCATGCCGGCCGCGCGTTCAAATTCGCGTGTGAACCTGTCCCGGCTGCGCGTGTAGCATTGGCACAACTCGTCAAGGCTCATTTTCCGTTCCACGGCCACACGCCCGGCAAGGCTCCACCAGTCGCCTGTGGGCAGCCGGAACTTCGCGGAATAGTCCCCAAAGTCCAGCTTCTGCCTCTCGTACGGGCATTCCATTTTCTTTAAACGAAGCCGCAGACGCGGCGTGTCCTGTTCCCGTGTGTCCACCAGTATCACCATGCTGTCAAGCACGGATTTTTGCTCTACCGGATGCATCAGAAGGGCAAATCTTCGTCATCGTCAATGGTGGCGAAATCATCTGTATCCGCAGCCACGTCAATGCTCACGGCATTTTTGTTCGGCTTGTCAGCAGGCAGAGTAAACTTGCCATTACGCACTCGTTCTACCGTCAGTGCTCTAAACGGCTGCGCTTTCCATCCATTGCGCGTCCCCATGGCCCATTGCTCGTTGCGGAACAAAATGCCGACCATCTTCCCCTTGAGCTGTTCTTCGTGTTCAAAATCAAAATGGTACCCGATATTGCTTTCTTCAACAGCTTCGATCAGCGCCTTGAGTGCGCTCTTTGTCCACTCGTCATTTTCCGTGCCGTCGTCCTTGGGGAGATACTGCCGGAGCACACCTTTCCACTTCTTGTCCTCGCCGCGCTGCGCATCGAAATCCTTCTTGTAGTGCCCTGTAAAATCTCCCTCTGCAATGTCGAATGCGATCTCCAGCTTTTCAAAGGTGCTGCTGCCGTCGCGGCTCTCGTATGTGCGTACTCCTGCTTTCAAAATTTTGCAGATGTATGCTCCCACAGGCAGTTTTTCCCGCTCCGCTGCGGCTTTTACATTTTCCCAGTTATCAGGTTTTTTAATTGCCATTTCCATTACTCCTTTTCTTTTACAGCCTTTTCCAGTCCGTAATATTCACGGATGATTCCATCCACGGCTTTCAAATCGTTTTCAATTACCGGCTCGAACATTTCCATCGGGCTCTTCGCAGTCGTGGTACCGTCGCTCTGCGTGATAAATTGATGATTTCGCCCGTCCGTCTGGCACAGCAGCACGATGGAAAACAAACCTTCCAGCGTCAATTTTTCATCCAACATCTTACCGATGGTCTTTGCCTTGATTCGCCCGTCCACCACGTCCACGTGGTGCAAAAAGTACACGATCACATCATCCGGCAGTTTTTTGATAACGAGCTGCACGAGATTGTAAAAATGCAATGCCATGTCCGTGAATTTCTGATATCCGACCTCGGCCGATTTGCTGAACATCTCAAAGCACATCAGATACTGGCTATCGTCAATAGCAAAAGACTTGCACTTGCCGCCCAGCAGGCCGGACATGATTTTTGCGTATTCATCCGTGTTTTTGCTCGGAAGTTTCTTTTTAAAAGGCAGCGGTTTCCCGGCCACATTGAAAATACCGATCTCACCCGGCTCAAAGTTCCGCAGGCTCGCACTTTTTCCGCTCCCGCTCTCGCCCAGAATTAAAACTGGAATCCCCAAAATTATTCCTCCTTGTCAAACACGACACGTTCAGCCGCGTTCAAAATGAATATGCTGCCGAGCTGTGTCATCGAAAGCGTGCTCTCGTTATACACGTCAACCAATGCGTTATATGCTTCTGTGCTTATCCAAATCTGTGCACGGTTATTGTTGGTGTACTTTTTGGTTCTCGCTGGGATATGGATTTTACCGTCATTTCTCGCCATTGTTTTTCTCCTTCAGCGGGCAAAATTTCCCGCGTTCTTTAAATGGATTTATCAACCATTCCTCTGTGATGCGGCAGCTATACCGCTTAAAATTTTCCTCATATCGGCAAAACAGCTTGCAATATTGGCATGTCGCTTGTCCCTCCGGGAAATGTACCAGCATCTCCAGGCTGAGCGATGTATAGTACTGAATACCGTTTGGGAATGTGTCATGAATCGAGTTCATGCCGACGCCTCCAGATCTGCCAGCTCCTCGTCTATTTCTTCGATTTGAGCATCCAGTTCAAAGCGTTCAGTCTGGAGTGCATCTTTTTTGGCAAGAAGTTCTTCAATACGCTCTTTTTTCAGCTCATCTGCATGCGATAACTCCGGCGCAAAAATGCCATACGCAAATTCGTCGTTACTATATGCCATTTGACACGCCTCCCGTTTCGTGGTATTTTTTAAGTGTAGATTTTTGGTCTGCGCCTCTGTTATCCGTGCCAGCGGATGCAGGGGCTTTTTTGCTGTATATGACACCTTCCACACCCGTGTAAGGGTCACGGCGTTTTCCGACCTGGAATATGTATCCCGCACGGTCAAGCTCGTTCAAACGCGGCCTTACTCGGTTCGGATCCGTAAAACCCATTCGACGCATGATTTCCAGCGCCGTGCCATCGCCACGTTCAAGCTCTGCCAAGATGGCCGCCTTTCGCCCGCTCGGGTCAAGCTGTTCAAAGCTCTCACGCCGCGTCTCATGCGTTATTTTCATGCTCATCCTCCTCTCTTACAGCTATGTATCCGCCAATCCCAGCCAGCACCCCCACCAGCCCAAACGCCAGCGTTGCAAGCCCCGGAAGCATGTCCGAGTTGCCACGGCCTATCGCCTGCAGGCCGTCTAGTACAGGCAGTACGGATGCGAGCAGTACCACCTTGTAAATAAGGCTTGTCCATCCGCGCAGGCCGCGCGGGAGGCGCAGGCAGAATATTTTCATCACGATGAAATCCCCCTTGCGATATCTTCAAGCGTATTGGCCAGTGACAGGAATTGATATCTTCTGCTCTGATAAATTGTTTGCTTCGGAACTCCTAAAATTGCCGCGCATTGCTTTTTATTGAAAATCATTCGACCGGGGTAAAGTTCGTTTGCCCGGCCTGCAATGCGTGCCAATACATCACGATATGTTTCTTTCTCGCGCGGCATCGTACCGTCTCCTTTCTGTCCGTTTTATGGTACATATTTCCTGCTATTCTGATTGTGCAGACTTCTCTGTTAGTTTAAAGGTAGTTGCATCACCGCCTTTATGCTATACTGAAAGCCAAAAAGGGGATGCTTTTATGGTTGATTTTGACAAAATATTCTTGTCCAAGTACGACTTAAAAATAATGAATGCTGTTCGTTTTGGTGCTGTTGTCAAGTTGCATGTTGCGTTTACCGAGCAATTGCTTTCTGTTGATTTTATTGCCCCATACGCGTTTTCAGAAACACAGGATGAATACGTCATTACTGATGCAGGGCTACGATATTTAGAATACTTGGAAACGAAGCAACAGGCCGAGGAACAGAAAAAGCGCGAAGAGGAAAAGCATCAACGCTCTGCCCTCAAACTGGAGTGGGTTTCAATCATTATTTCAAATCTGATTGCTCTCGCGGCTCTTATTGTTTCCATATTGAAATAACAATGGCTATAAGCAAAAGCAGAATTGGTGTAACATATAGCCATGCGGGTGGTCTACGCATATCCTCACTTCTTCCCATTCTTCTCTGCGATTAGCTCATCGAGTGTGATGTTGAAGTATTGAGCGATTTTAACCGCAGTTGCCAATGTGGGTCCCCCACCGTTTTTCCATCGGTTTGCATTTCCCTTGCTTAGCTCCAGCTTTGATAGTACGCAAGTAGCACTTTCACCATGCGCGTTACACAATTTTGTGAACACCTGCCAAAAGTTCAAAAAAATGCACCTCCTTTCTTGATTTTTTGTTGACGAAAGTGCACTTTTGTAGTAATATGAATTTGTCGATAGCATATCCCCACAAAACGCAGTGCAGTTTCATTGCCATAACTGCATTATAAGGCATTTAAGTGCACTTTTCAACAGAATAAATGCACTTTTATGAACTTCTGCGTTTTTTACAAATTCGCGAGGTGCATTTTAGTGTTTTTTGACAAATTGCAAATAGCATGCGATAAAAAAGGCATCGCAATGTCCGCGTTACTGGACAAAATAGACATGAGCCGAGGCAATATAGCCAGATGGAAGAGCGGCCTTGAACCCAAAGCTGCAACTAAACAAAAACTTGCAGAAGCATTGGGAATCGACCGAGAAGAGCTCGAAGAACGTGAAAAGCCCGCCGCAGCTGACGAGCTGGACGAGCTTGTAAAAGATGAACTCGTGGGCTTTTATGGTGACGTGAAAAAAGAATTAACCCCCGGTGATATAGAGGATATCAAAACGCTGATGAAACTTAGGGCCGAGCTGAACAGGTCTAAAGGGAAGTGAAACGCCTATGTATAATAGCGCTGCGGCAGTATGCGCTGACTTTGCGGCCGCTGGGGTAGCCGTTGTGGAATGTCCGTTGCAGGAAAATGCTTGTATGTGCCTTGCAAGGGGCGGAATAGTTGCCGTTGATAGTTCCCGCTTTGCTACCCAGCGGGAAAAGGTCACAGCTCTGATACATGAAGAAGGGCATTTTATGTCCGGTGCTTTCTATGTACCGTTCAGCCCATACCAAGAAAAGGCACAAGCCGAGTACAGAGCCGACAAAGCAGCAATTCTAAAGCGCATACCACTGCCCGCACTGGTGGAAGAAATGCGGCGCGGTTTCTCTGTGTGGGAGATTGCAGAGCATTTTAATGTGGATCCATCGTTCATCTGGCGCGCTTATACAATATATCGAGATAATTTGGGCGTAAACTTTGAGGCGTTGGCGTGAGGACAAGCGAGGGAATATAATGAGCTTTATATTGAATGGGGTGGAAATTCCATCACCGTTTGATGTCGTAATTCAACTCCAAGGAACGCTCGTTGTTGGGGGCGTTAAACCATCCAAAGAAGCTGAAAAGATTTTAGAAGAATGTGCGTATGACCGAAAACGAATATTACTAAAAGAAATAGAGCTTTGCCAAGGATATGATACGCCGATGGCCTATTGCCTGTTGGCGGACGCATATGTATTTTTAGGTGCTTCCTATCGCAGTGAAGCGATTTATTACCTAAGGAAGTATTTGGAGAATCCCTCTTGGTGTTGCTGCCTTGAAAAAGACAGACCCGCTTTTTTGGCATCAAAATGGAGTGCATTAGGTAAGGCATATGAGGGAGAGTATGATTTCAAAAGCGCAATACTGGCCTATGATAAGCAACGTAGAATATGTCCACAATACCCTGCCGCATACATCCAAATCGCAAAGGTCATGGTAAAAATGAACAAACTGGATTCGGCAATTCAATTTTTGCAGACCGCCAAAAAAACGGATTACTATTTTCATCCACGTTTTGGCACATGTTTCAACACTTGTGTCGATGGTCACTTGCAGGACATTGTTGAAAAAAAATTGCGCGGGTATTATTATAAGCCGCGAAAAAACAAAGGAAAAACCACCCTTTAAAAACGGCCAATGAGTCTTTTTGTGCGCATTTTATGCTGGCAATCTGAACAGCTCACTTTTCGGTTCAATAAGGAGGAATTTCATGAAATGTACAAACTGTGGAAATGATTTCGAAGGTAAATTCTGCCCTGAATGTGGGACGCAGGCGCCGCGTTCGGCCACTTGCCCGAACTGTGGTGAGGAAGTCGCAGGAAAATTTTGTGCTGAATGCGGCACCCCTATTACACCCGATCCGGTCGCTTCAAGCGCTGCTGAAGAGCCGTCCGTGGAATTTCATGCAACGCAGCAATGCGGACAGCTTCTGATAGATGCTTCCAATAAGCTATGGCGTGTGATTGGCCATGGTGGTGCAAAAGCGCCTCGTGCGAGCGCTGGAAAATTTGCAAAAGGCGCACTTGCCGTCATGACCGGAGGGTTATCCCTTGCTGCCGAGGCTGCCGCAAAAGGTGTATCAAGCATTGCCGGGAAGAAAGATATTCCTACATACACATTTGACCAGCTGCTAAATTATGATTTGCTGGAAGATGATGAGACGATTACAACAGGCGGCGTAGGACAGGCTCTTGTGGGGGGTGCTCTCTTTGGCGGTTTTGGTGCTATCGCAGGGGGCGTAACGGCCAAACGCAAGAATAAGCGCGTCGTAAACAGTATTACGATCAAACTCACGCTAAACGATTTTAATGAACCCTGTATCATGATTCCATTGCTGGAGAAGCCCGCGAAAGTGAAGAGCAAGGAATACGAGATAGCATATAACACGGCACAGAAGATGTTGTCCATGTTGGATGTCATCACGCATAACAGCTAAAATAAAAAAACGCCCCGGTGCTGGAACACCGAAGCGTTTATATAGAACAGCTTACCCTTGGAGGATAATCCGCCCCAACAATCGGATTATACCACCTCCAGGGTAGGCTTGGCAAGTCATACCTTGGAGGGAGAATTTTTATGGTGCGCAAGAAAAAGAATATTCCGGGAATGCGGCTGCGTCCTGACGGCGTATACGAAAAGCAGCTTGTCATTAATGGCAAGCGTGTTTCTTTTTCATCTAAAGACCCTGATGAAGTGTGGAAAAAGATTGCGGCATATCATGTTGAAGAGGAAAAGGGACCGTTATTTAAGCAAGTTGCAAACCGCTATCGCGAAAAGGTAGACCAGATGAAGTTGGGAACACAGCGCTCATATATTCCGTGTATCGAAAAAGCCATCTCTGTTTTTGGAGAAAAGCGTATCAGAGATATTCGCCCACATGACATCAGCATGTTTTTCTCCAGTATGTCGGACAAAGGGTATAAAACTGTCTCTAATCAAAAAACCGTGCTCAATGGAATTTGGCAGACATGGATTCAAGATGACGAATGGCGCGGCGATGAAAACCCGGTATCAATTATCCGCCTCCCGCGCGGATTGAAACGCACCGAGCGTGAACTCCCCCCAGAAGAGGCCGTTAAAATCATCAAAGCAAGTGCGCAAGACCAGTATGGGCTATTGCCTTTCATGTTGCTTTATACCGGCATGCGAAAAGGTGAGCTGCTTGGCCTGCAATGGAGTGATATAGATTTTAAAAACAAGCGGATACACATAGAGCGCAACGTTACACACCACGGAAACAAAGCTGTTATAGACACACCCAAAACAAAAGCAGGAATACGTTCCATTCCAATTGTTAAACCCCTTTTGGATGTACTCACGCCGTTAAGAGGCGTAGATAGCGATTATATTTTTGGCGGCTCTGCTCCATTGACCGGGACACAATACGAACGTAGATGGACCTCTTTCTGCCAAGCGCACAATTTAGCGATAGAAAGTAAAAAAGTCATCAAGCGAAGGAATAAAAGCATCACGATCACAGTATGGAAACCTATAGTCACCGCTCACCAACTACGACACGAATTTTGCACAATAATGTTTGAAGCAGGCATAGATGAAAAGACCGCACAAACAATTATTGGGCATGCAGATGCAAGCACGATGAGGAATATTTATACACATTTACGCGCCGAAAAACTGGATACCGCAAATACGCAGTTAGACAACTATTTCAGTGCAGGTGCAGAGTAGTCACAGAGTACGCCAATTCGCCCTTAGAAACAAGCGGATTTTTTGCAGTTCAAGTCTCGTTCCTCGCACCAAAAATGGAAAGACCGTCGACTTATGTCGGCGGTCTTTCTATGTATTGTAGTTTTGATAATTTATTATCTTTTCGATTTACTTGGCACAAGGTTCCCTTTTGATTTAGATTTAGATAAAATGGCATCGGCGCAAAGTTGCGTTAATGGTTCACCAATGGCTGCTTTATAATTAAAACCCAACAATTGAATTGCTTTTAATGTATCTACACTTATTAATTCTTTCATCTGCTCAAATGTTTCTATCGGTGCATTAGGACTCAT